ATTGAGTTATACTGGTCAGGAGTGGAAAGAATATATCAAACGAATTAAAGTAACAGATAATAGAATTTCTGTTACTTTTAAAACAGATATTAATGAGGCAATAGAAATTGCTGATGTTATGGGAAATATTGGAGCGGAAAAACAAGCATGGTCTCAAAATCCTAACGAAACACATACCGACACAGTTGATATAGGAAAAGGAATACAAGTAAATTCAAGTACATCTAATACATACACAAGAATGGATGCAGATGGATTTAGAAGTTTCAACTCATCAACTGGCGAAGTAACAACAGAATTAACAGACAAGGGAACAGTAACAAAAGAATTAGAAGTAAAAACAAAAGCTTCAATTACAGGCTTACTATTTCAAGAAATTGAAGGTCAAACATGGATTTCAAAATTATAGGGAAAGGAGGATTTTAGATAATGGCAACAAATGAATATCTTAATAGCAATGGCTATAGTGGAAGATATATAGAGTTACATTGGTGGAGAACAGGAACTTGGAATGGAACAACATGTGGTTCAAATATACATTGGGAATTACATGGTAGAGGTCAAGCATCATCTAGTTGGTATAAAGCTGGTAATTTTAAGGTAGTTATAAATGGTCAAACATTGTACAATTCTTCTGACAGAATAAACTTATATAATGGAACATTAGTTGCTAGTGGAGATATTTCAATACAACATGATAATAATGGTAGTAAATATTTTACGGCAAGTATTGAGGCAGGAATTTATACTTATGCAGTAAATTGTAGTGCTAGTGGTGGCTGGTGGTTAGACTCTATTCCAAGAAATTTAGACAGTATAAATTTGACAGAAAGAAGTCATGGCTATAATTATATACAAGTCGGATGGACATGTAGTCCAGCGAGAGATTATACACAATATTCTCTAAATGGTGGAGCATGGACAGATGCTGGAGATGCAGTTGCAAGTGATGGAAAATCTGGATGGTTTAATGTAATGAACCTAAAAGAAAGTACCAAATATACTATTAAAGTTAGGCTAAGAAGAGCAGATAGTGGATTGTGGTCAGAGTCCAATACAGTAACAATTACAACTGCAAGTGCTCATACATCTATAACACAATTTGTTGTAAATAAAGTAACTGGTAGAAGTGACCAATTAAAAATAACATGGGCTGCTGGACATGCTTGCGACAAAGGTTGGTATTCAATTGATAATGGTAGTACATGGAAAGAGGGATTAAGTTATCCAGACCAAATCATAAGTGGCTTAAGTAGTGCAACTTCTTATAAAGTTAAAATTAGAGTAAGAAGGAAAGATTCGCAACAAACAACAGATAGTGGAACAGTTACTCAAACAACATATACCCAAACCAAATTTACAAAAAATAATGTAAATCATATTAGTGGTTATAGTGGATTAAGTCAATTAAAAGTTGAATGGGCTACTAATATTACAATTCAAAAATTAGAATTATCCTTAAATGATGGTTCTAGCTGGACTAATAAAGGTAATCCAAATAGTTCTAGTGGAAGTTTTACAATAACAAGTTTATCAATAAATACCTACTACAATATAAAATTAAGAGCTACAAGTAAAGATGGTTCTGTTGTGACTACTACTGGAACAATAAAACAAAATACTTATAATAAAGTAACAGGAAGCTTATACAAAAATGGAACAAAACTCAATGTAACTACTGGCATACAATTAACAACCACAGATAAATTAGAATTTAAAGAAATTTCAAATCCAGCTGGTTGTACTTATAAAATTTATTTTGAAACACCAGATAATACTAGAAGATTAACACAAAGTGGAACAACAATAACTGCAGCACAAATTCAATCAATGTTTCAATATCTTCCTAATAGTAATTCACAATCATTTAATGTTGGAATTGCTACAATGAATGGAGATACAGAAGCACAATATATTGATTTTTATGGAAATCTAGTAATAACTAATTTAATAATTTTACATACGAGGACACAGATGAAAAATGCAAGATTTTAACTGGAGGAAATCAAGGAATAATAAAAGGTTATTCAGATGTAAAAATAAATATTTCTAGTGCTAATAAAGCAACTGGAAAAGATTATGCTACAATAACAAAATATAGAGCTGTTATTGGAGAGAAGCAAAAAGAAATAGGATACTCTAATTCTTCAAATGTTAGTGGTCAAATAGATAATGTTGATAGTAATGTTTTTACAGTATATGCGATAGATTCAAGGGGAAATTCAACTGCAAAACAAATTAGCCCAAGTGCATTTTATAATTATTCAAATATAAAAATAACAAAAGCATCAATTATTAGAACTAATGTAGTTGGAAAAGAAACAGAGTTATCGTTTGAGGGACAATACTGGAATAACTCTTTTGGTAATATCATAAACGGAATTGTTAAATGCTATTATCAATATAAAACAACATCATCTGATAAATGGGTTACTGGAGCAACAACATTAACATTAACTTTTGATGGTAGTAAATTTAGTTTTAAAGGACTTATCAAAGGCGATGATGAAGCGGAAGGATTTTCAGTAACTAATAACTTTAATATAAAAATATATGTCGAAGATAGATTATCAAAATCTACTTTTGACTTAATTCTAGGCTCTGGAGCTCCACAACTTGCAATTGATCAAGAAGGTGTTGCAGTTGGTGGAATGTATAGAGCTGATTTAGGAAAGGGTTTGCAAATATATGGCAAACTCTTTTTAAATGGAAAAGAAATAAAAATATAATTTGAAAGGAGATAAAAAGATGTCTTTAAAAACTGGATTTTTAAAATTATTTAAATGGAATACTCAAGATGATGAGGACTTAAATAGTAACTTTGATATTGATGCAGCAATGAATGATAACTGGGACATGATAGACAATGCAGTTAGTAATCTAAGTGGTAATAAGGTTGATAAAGTTGATGGAAAACAATTATCAACAGAAGACTATTCAACAGAAGAAAAAAATAAATTAGATAAAATTGCATCTGGAGCACAAGTAAATAAAATAGAAAGTCTTACTTTAAATGGTAAAACTTTACCTATTTCGAATAAAGGGGTAAACATAAAAGATGAAGAAGTTACAAATGCCAGAAAATCAACAATTAAAGATAAGACATTTACAAGTGTAACGGCTCGTATTGAGGAATTAGAAGAAGAAGTTGATGGAATGGAAACAACAAGAGGACATGTTTATGGAATAAGAAGAAAAATAACAAATAATTCTAGTTCTACATGGGAAAGATTATTTGATAGTGTTGGAAAGGTTGCTAATGCTACAAAGAATGGTGGACCTGTTGAAAATAATTTCGATAGTTTAGCTCCTTGGTCTGAAATAAAATCATGCAATTATGATTTAACTACAAAAAAAATAAATGCTTGGTTTGGAGATGCTAATTTTAAATTTGATGGTAGCAAAGGGGATGTATTTACATATTATCCAAAAACATATTGGAAAATCTATCAAGAAAACGATTATGATTATGTTTTATTAGCAGATTATCCAAAAGCAGGTTTTACAGAAATAGATGGTTTCTTTATGGGAAGATATAATGCTTCCGTTGTTGCTGATGACGGATTACTACATACTTATAGCGGATTAGTGCCAACAACTAATAAGACAATAGGAGCTTTTAGAACTTTAGCAAAGGCTTTAGGAGATAATTTCTCTCAATTAGATTGGAGATATTTTGTTGTTCAAATGCTATATTTAGTCGAGTATGCAAACTATAACTCTCAATCAATGCTTGGAAATGGCATTCAAAGTCGTAAATATTTAAGAACACTTGTAGCAGAAAATAATACAAATAGAGCAATTGTTGGAAGTTCTTCTGGTTATTATGTAGGACAAATTATAAGAATTGGTACATCAGATGGTGGAACTCAAGTTGCAGATGCAAGAAAAATTACTGCAATTGAGGCTTATGATGAAAATGGTGTTACTGGTTCAGCAATAACATTTGATGGAGCAGCAGTTAATATAGCAGTTGATAATTTTGTTTGCACAATGGCACAAATTACTGGCCAATGTGATACATTAGGAATGAAATCTGGGTGCTTAAATAATGATGGTTATCATTCAATGATTTATAGAGGAATAGAAAATATTTTTGCACATATTTGGCAATGGGTGGATGGTATCAACATGATTAGTGGTAAGTTTTATATTTGTAAAAACCACTCTTTATATGCGAGTGATACTACAGAAAACTATAAACAATTAGGTTATAATGCTCTAGGCACTGAGGGCTATGCAAAAGAGTTGGATTTAGATGTTGATGAGCCATTCTTTAGATTTCCAAAAGCTGTTGGAGGGGGAAGTAATACTTATTTATGTGACTATTATTACAATAATGCCACTTCAATTGCTGAAGGAGCAAAAAGGGTTGCTCGTGTTGGTGGTAGCTTCAGCAATGGGGCTTGCGATGGCTTGTGGTATTGGAACTTCTACGATGGCTCTTCGACTGCGAATTGGACCGTCGGTGCTCGTGTACTTATTGATAACCAGATATAACGGGGGTTTGGGGGCGGTCAGCCTCCAAAATGTTTAAAGAAAGTCTAATATTTATAAATGATTTTATAAATTTAGTGTTATTCTATAAAATCAAAATCTTATAGGCAGACTTTATATAAAGGCTGATATAGTTAAAATAAAAATAAAAATATGCTATTATCATTTCAAACACAATTGAAAATATAGGGATTTGATGTGTGCTTTGCCGAGCTTTCGCTTCTCGTTTGAGGGTTGCTCATGTTGGTGGTAGCTTCAACAATGGGGCTAACGATGGCTTGTGGTATTGGAACTTCAACAATGGCTCTTCGAATGCGAATTGGAACATCGGTGCTCGTGTACTTATTTTTGAAATAATAATTATATATATATTACACATCATTTTCCAGAGCCCTTGCTCAAAATAGAGTCGCAACTGGATTGGACTAGTAAGCCCATTATGGTTTGAAAATCCGATAGACAAAAATAAGAAATTATTATATTACCAGAGGTGTGTTATGAAAAGAAAAGGCAATTTTTACAAGGATATTTGTAACAAAGATAACATCAAAAAAGCAATAATTGAAGCAGCAAAAGGGAAAAAAGATAGGAACAATGTAGCAAGGATATTAGAGAATATTGATAGATATGTCGATATTCTCTTTAATATGTTAACTACGAAAGAAATAAAACTATCTCCATATAAAAAAATGACAATACATGATGGAGCAAATAAAAAGGAGAGGATTATTTTTAAACCAGCATTTTTCCCAGACCAATGTATTCACTGGTCATTAATGTTGCAATTACAAACAATCTTGCAAAAAGGCATGTATGAATATTGTTGTGCTAGTGTTCCTAATAGGGGAATACATTATGGCTCAACATATATTAAAAGAATATTAAAAGATGATAGAAAAAACACAAAATATTGTCTAAAATTAGATGTTAAAAAGTTTTATCCCAGCATTGATAAAAATGTGTGTAAAAGAAAATTCAGAAGAATAATAAAAGACTATGATGTGCTGAATTTAATTGATGCTATAATTGATAGTAGTAATGAAAATGGGTTACCTATTCGGTAATTTTACGAGTCAATGGTTTGCAAATTTTTATCTGCAAGATTTAGATCACTTCATTAAAGAAAAAATGAAAGTGAAATATTACTTGAGATATATGGACGATATGGTTTTATTTGGTAGAAATAAAAAAGAACTGCATAAAATAAAACATGAAATTGATGAATTTTTAAAACCAGAGGGATTAAAATTAAAAGATAATTGGCAATTATTTAAAATAGATAGTCGTCCATTAGATTTTTTGCGGATATAGATTTTATAGAGGTTATACAACATTAAGGCGAAACAATTTTC